TAAATGAGGGCTATGATGATCCTGATAACTTTGACCTAACACTTGAGTATTTTTTGGACGAGAAAGAAGTAAACGGTTTTAAAACAAATTATGTTGACAAGCATAAATTGTTAAGTGTTCAGAATGTAGAAGAATTGGACAACCCATATAAATGGGCAGAGGGGATAGTGTTACGCACAGATGACCCATACACTGAATTAGCCGAAATAGTCAAGTACGGCAGTAAGGAAGCATATGAGGCGTCATTGCCGGAGGCACAAGATGAATTTAATATTGATATGGATTACAGAATGTCTAAAATGGAATTGGGATTGTAAAGAGGAGGAAATGATATGACTTATGGTTATTGCAAAAAAATAATCGCAAGCGGTAAATACGATAAAAATGAAATGAAAGATAAGTTGGATGTTTTTTTGTTGGCTAATCGTATTACCGATGAGCAATACAAGGAATTAATGCAAATGATGGAGGGTTAATTTATGGATAAGATTTTTGTTAAGATTAATTTGTTATGGGCGACAGTGTTGACGTTTTTAACGTCTGCGTTTGGAGCATACTGGTACATATTTGCGGCTTTTATGGTGCTGAATGTGGTTGACTTCTTCACCGGAGTTGAAAAGGCGAAATATTCCAACACAGAAAATAGCAATAAAGGTGCAAAAGGGGTTATAAAGAAATTAGGTTATTGGATTGTAATATTTATAGCCTTTTTCATGTCATACACTTTCAAAGATATAGGCAATATTATTGGTATTGATTTAGGAATATCCGCATTTATAGGTTGGTTTGTATTGGCTACATTTATAATCAATGAAATACGTTCAATAATTGAAAATCTGATAGAAATAGGCGTAGATGTTCCGAAGTTTTTAACAAAAGGCTTGGAAGTGGCAAGTAAAAAGCTTGATGATATGACAGATGAGGGGGATAAGAATGAGGACAATAAATGATGGTTTCCCAATCAAACAGTTCAAGGGTATTGACATTGATACAGCTATGGCAACAAGATACATAAGGCGGGTAAAAAGTTATTTATAATAGATTTTCAAGAAGATATCGCCCTCGGGAGCGGATTTTTCACGTTTATATTCAATTTTTTTCACAAAATTTTTAAGAATGGAATTTTTTTCTGTTGCTGAAAGAGAGTTATAATTAGTGAGAAGTTCACGCAAAAGGGGGAGGCGTTCTTCGATGGAAGATGTATCCACAAGTTTAAATTTTTCACGTTCCTGTGCTATCGTGGCATTAATTTTTTTTCTTCTATCCGAAATTGCGTTATTGCGTTCAATGAAAAGCTCTTTTGTATAGACTTCCTGTTCGAGCAAGTCATACAGACGGAGTTGTTGTTTATCAAGTTTTTTTAATTCTGTTTCCAAAGTGGCTATTGTATCAAGGCAGGAAAGTTTATCTTTATTATGCGATTGACGGATATTTTTCAAAGACAATTCAATATCTTTAAATTCCTTTGTAAGCACTTCAAATACTTTATCTTCTACAATACTCAATGCAGATGCCTTATTACAACCAAGTGTACGACAGCAAAGACGGTATTTTTCAACAGTTTCGTTAGAAGTATTGATAACTATTGCCCGACCGCAATTAGCACACTTTAAAAGCCCTGCAAACGGATTTTGCAACGTGCCTGTACGCATAGGCGGTTTATATTTCAGATTTATAATATCTTGTGCTTTATTGAACGTGTTCTCGTCAATTATCGGCTCGTGCAGTCCGGGAACATATAACCAATCATCTTTACTCGTTTTTTCTTGCGTATTTTTGCCTTTAACAGACTTTGATTTGTTCCACACTATTTTACCTATGTAAGTATGATTTCGGAGCATACGGGCGATTGTGGTGGGGTGGAGCGGTGTATTTTTCTTGCTCAAGACGCCCAAATTTGCAAGCTGACGGCTTATTGAAGTAATACCCATACTTTGATTTACATACATATCAAATATCATACGAACATATTTTGCCTCCGGTTCATATACTTCCAACGTGTGCTTTTTATTTATTATGGCGTTTCGATAACCAAACGGAGCACCCGACACAAAGCAACCGTCGTTGATTGATTTGATACGTCCTCTGTTCATTCGACGAGTGATGAATTTAAGCTCCTTGCGAGCCATAAACATTTCAAATTCGCTGTAATCTTCGTCATACTCGTTGTTGAGGTCATATATTTTTTTGAGCGTAATAATTTTTACATCGTTTTCTTTAAGAACGTCAAAGATTTTTTCACTGTCAGCGGCACTTCCGCGCCCTAAACGGTCAAGGTCAATACATAATACCGCATCATATATGTGTGAGGGGATAGCGTCAAGCAGTTTCAGCATTTCAGTTCTGTTGTATAACATTCCTCCGCTTATCACTTCTTCAAATATGTCAATGACCGTTAAATTATTGTCCTTTGCATAAGAAAGAAGAATTTCTTTGTGACGTTCAAGTGTTTCAAGCGGATTGTTTTCGTCCGCTCTCGATTTTCGTAAATACATGGCTACATTCATCGTAAATCTTCCTTTCTTGTGTTATATTTCAACTCACACGCTCCGTGGGGAGCGTGACATATGTGTATAAATGCACTTTATTCTTTTTCCCTCAACTGTTGGAGCAGGCAGGGAAATTTTTTTATTTAAGCTGCGGTATCAATATAATCAATAACTGTTACGGTTAAGGTGCTTGAAAAAGTTTTCACGCTATCAAGAATTTTTTCAAGGGTTTCAACTGTTTCATTAGAAAAATATTCTTCTCCGCATTGTGTACATTTTTCGCAAGGTACATTTTTAATCACAACAACGAAATTATCAATTTTTTCAATATATTCTGTTGTTGTCTGTTCTGCATTGCCTCGGCAAAAGAAACAAGTCATATTATTTCACTCTCCTTGTTTTAAAATCATTTTCCCATTTATCCGGTTCGGGATAGTATGCGGTTACAGCATACAAATATTCTTCATCATAGCCTGTTACATTATGCAACGGCATTTGTTTAAGACTTTGACCGCAAATTAAACAACTTGGAAGTCTTGCTGACTGTGGATAGTGTTCGATTATTTCGCCTGTGAAAATACTGTTTTTGTAATCATCTTTAGATATATTACGTTCACGCAAACGCTTAAATGCGTGAAGTGACCATTTTATTTGGTCTGATTCACATCGTTTTCGCACTTCTTCAATATCTATTTCTTTCATTTGTATCCCTCCTTTGAATATTCATTGCGATTTTGTCAACGTCAACAAAATCGTCAAAAATATAATTTTGAATTTGATTTATTAAAAATCGGTTATTTTGATAAATTAATTACGATTTTGATACATTTTATATATAAAAACCTCTTTAATAATCAGAATTTTTCAAGTAGTCCATATGTCTGCGATAACGTCTTGGGACGTTAATGGGCACGTCATAACCGATTTGTTTAAGAAAATCGGTAATAGCGTCAACACCGTCATTAAAAAATTCCGTTATACGTTTTTCTTTATTAGCTATATTTTTATAATTAGGTGGGCATACAAAGGTCCAATCGGCACCCTCGTTATCAAAAATAATTCTGAAATATTCATCTATATTGTATTTGTCAAGAGCCTTTGCCAATAATAAATGGTGTTCACAACCCTCGTCAAGCAACGAAACAACAGCGTGTGAGCGGTCGTGTGCAATTACTGCCATTAACGGCTCACTGTCATGATTAATAAACTCTGTTTTGGTTTCATCACTGCCGTAATATTTAATGATGTCCATAATATCAATCTCCTTAAATTCAATCTTATCTACAGTTTTCTTTTTATCGACCGAACCAATCCAAAAACCCGAATACGCAAAACATTTTCATTTTCAAAACGTCTGACAGGGTACATCGGATTTATCGAATGTAATTCAATAAAATTAGGACCGTATACGATTTTCTTAATAACGCCTTCTTCATCATCAATCAATACCACGGCATAACTGCCACTGTCTACCGATGACTGACATCTGACAAGTACAAGGTCACCTTCTTCAAACTTCGGATACATACTGTCGCCCTTAACTGTTAAATATCTGTACTCTTGTCCGTCTTTTACGTCATCGTAGTCTGTCGGTTCATATCCGATAATTTCATTATCAGCAAGACAACCCGTTCCGGCTGCAACAGAACCAATAACAGGAATATTAACAAACTTTATATCATCTAACGGATATGTGTTTGATGGGGCAATTTGTTCAGCTTGCATTGGAACGTCATATCCCATAAGCCATGCTTCACTTACATTTAACGCTTTACCTAATATATATAGTTTATGTTGTCCAGGTTCTGATTTACCCGCCACATATTGACTTATATCGTTTCTGCCTAATCTCGTATTATTTTCTTTGCAATAAGGCTCTGCCAATCTTACTATATCAATCTGTTTTAAATTACGTTCTTTCATTAATTGTTTTAATCTAAGAGCAGTATTTGAATTTTTCAATTTTATCGCCTCCTCACACGATTATTGTAACAGTTCTTGAACAAAAAGTCAATAAGCTTTATAAAAAAGTTCATTTTTTTTGAACAAAAGTGTTGACAAGTGGTGAAGAACATGGTATTATATAATTGTTCAAAGATACTGAACAAAAAATAGAAAGGGGGTAAATAAATATGTCATTTAAGTACGCAAAGTTGTCGGGAAGAATTAAAGAAAAGTTCAAGACGCAAGAAAGATTTGCGGAGGCGATGAATATGTCACCACGCAGTATATCATTAAAATTAAACAACAAAAGAGAATGGAAACAAAACGAAATTGATAAAGCTTGTGAACTGTTGGAAATTCAAACTTCCGAAATTGGTGAATTTTTTTTTGCCAACATTGTTCAAAGCTCTGAACAAAAATCAGCATAAAAAAACAAGCACACAGCAAAGACTATGTGCTTGAAGAAAAATAAATATAGAGTTTCACCGAATTTACGGAGTGCAAACTATACGTTACCGTATAGCAGGGCGAATGATTCACCGCCTTTGAATTATTAAGTGTTTTAGTTACGTTGATTAAAGAGTTGCATGAAGAAGTTGTGCAACCCAATATTCTTGCCTTATCAGCTTTTTGCTTGTCGTAATCAAAGCCTAAGCTTATTCTATAATCATCAGCAAGCTTGCTTGCATTATGCTCTTTGGCGATTTTAGCGAGGCCTGCTGTTGCTGAAACAATATTCATGGAATTTTTCATAGCAGTCCAAGTTGTTACTCCGAAAAAAATCGTGGTTATGTCATTTCTGCATAACTCTCATAGTCGCCTATGAGTTCAGACTGTGCCTTCAACCTGTGGGAAAGGTTGCTCCGTGTCCAGTCGTTACACCTCCCCGTAGTGGGTTTGGCTCGGCGTTGTCTATATTTATTACATTTTAGCACAATATGGTTATTTACGCAAGAACAAAAATCGACGTAGGTAATATAAGAAAGTAGGTGGGAATTATGAAATTTAAGAAAGATGAGTATATAAAGCTTTATTTTGAACAAAAAAGGTCATTTTTAGTTACAGAGATTATGAGTATATATACTGCAACGGAAGACCTTGAAATCAAAATAAAATGTTTGGAATTATTGAATAAAATAGAAGGATAATCTTCTTTAGACTATCCTCCTAAAATTCAATTATTGCAGTATAAAATTCCGTCTTTTAATGAAATATGTTCAAATTCAGTAAAACCAAATGATGATGAAATATTTGTAATTGTGTGCTTTTCATCAAGAGGAGATTTTACAGAAACAAAAACTTTGAATAATGGACAAAGCAGGACATATTTACCATAAAACTTATTATTTCTTTTATCTGAACTAAGAACTCCTTCAAACCCTTCTTTTTCAGAGCCTATTATTGAATAAGAAATATTTTGTTGCTTTGCCATATCTATAAATGACAGGAATTCGTTAAGTGTTTTTACAATTATCATTATAGTCACCTCCTTCCGAGATGATTATAGCACAAATGGTTAAAAAATACAATCGACATGTATAAGAAAGGAAAATTTAAATTATGGAAGAATTAAAGGTATTTGAAAATGCAGAGTTCGGCTCTGTAAGAACAACAACAGTAAACGGAGAGATTATGTTTGTCGGTAAGGATGTGGCGGGAATACTTGGGTATAGCAATCCTCGCAAAGCTTTAGCGGACCATGTTGATGAAGATGACAAAACGGATGGGGTAACGATTCGTGACTCCATCGGTAGAGAACAAAATCCGGTATGTATCAATGAATCGGGTTTGTACAGTCTTATCTTATCAAGCAAAATGCCGAATGCGAAGAAGTTTAAGCATTGGGTTACGGCTG